CCGCCATCCATAATCATTTGTTGCGTTTTTGCGCCGATAACCGCGCTCGTTAATAGTGGCTCAACAAGTTGTTTTGTATATGCTGATAATGTGCCTAATGATAATGCCATTTTATTTTAATTTTAATTTTTATGAAAATAATATTGAGTAATCCTTCTTTTTTGTTTCTGTAAAATTATTTTTAACCGCTACGTCTGGAGTTCCTGTTGGAGTTTCTGCAAGCGTTTTAGTTAAATTCATTAAGCCCTCAATTAATTGAGTAGCCTTATTTAATTTGCTTTCGTATTGTGCAAACTTTGTTTCGTAATCAGCAAATTTAGATTCGTAAGATGCAAACTTTTCATTTGTTGCAGTTTCCAAACTTGAAAATTTAGCGCCCATATCTTCAACCATTGGTGGCATTTCTTCAGTTGGCATTTCTTCAACCTTTGCTTTGATTTCCATAATTGCTCCGTTTTCGCCTACTACGATAACCGTTCCATCGCTTAATTTATGTTCGCCTACTGGAGCTGGTACGCCTTCGATTGTAACAATACCGCCAACTTCAAGTGCTGTAACTTCAACAACCGTTCCATCTTCAAGCGTTGCGCTAACCATTGCAACGGGAGTTTGTGTTGGTTGTGCTACTAATTCAGCAAATTGTTCTTTTAATTTTTGTAAAATTTCTGTTGCTTTCATATTCTATTATAGATTTATTCTGTGATAATTGAGTTTAATAATTCTGAAATCTTTTTTAAGGCGTTTTCTTCAGCGCTTATAGGCTCGACATAGTCAAACAAACCCTCAACGCTAAAGCCTTTATAATCGCCTTTTTTTATGCTTTGCCAAACCTTTTCATTTTCTACATAGAAACTCCCAAACCAACTGCCGTCCGAGCAACCCTCAAACCCTTTCATTGGCATAATTCCTCTTTCGTTATCTACTAACCAACTTTCAAACATCGTAACTCCTTTTACTTTTTGCTCGGGGTCGTGCATTAAATTAACGTGGTTATTAAAGTTTTTCTTTGCCCATTTTATCGCTATTGATTTAATTGTTTCCGCAGAAAACTTAACATAGTGTTCTCCAAACTTTTCGTTATTGCGGTAAATTAATTCGTCGGCTAACATCAACGCTCCCGATATTATACGTTTTTCCTCGTTAATAATTTGAAACGATAATTTTGTTTTATCGATTTGCGCGAGTTTTCTCGATGCCCATTCAACCCCCGCGTCGCCACCCCAAGCCAACCACATTAAACGTCCGCAACCGTCCCCGAGTTCTTTTTGTGAGTTTTGGCGTTGGCGTTCAAACGATGACATACGAGCAATAGTATCTCTACTAATCGGCTCGCCATTTGCTAATTGATTTGCTCTAATTTTACCAACAGGCGTTCCACATTCGCCCCATCCATTTTCTTCAGCCCATCTCAAAGCAATCTTTGCGTTTTCGCTTGCCTCTTTTGGATAGTCGGTATAAGATTCGAATTGCATAAATTTACTGCCAATCGTTCCGAGTTCCTTAACTACGTCGGCGTTATTATCGTAATGCTTTTCAATACCTAAATCTTTTATCTTTTGTACTTTTGCTTTGTTGCTACCTGTAGCGTAAACCCTACTTTTTGGAATGCCTAAACTTTCGGCAACGCCTAACATTCCGTCAACATCATTTCGCGCTGATATTATGTAAACAATATCGCCTTCAGCAATTAATCGCTTCGTAAGTTCTTTGCCTTTGTCGGTGCTTAACGTATCGTCGTAATCAATCGAAATTTTAACGCCTGCAAAATGTTCACTCCACAAAGCGTTACAAATTGCAACGGCTTGCTCACTTTCTTTGCCTTCATCAATTACATACTTAATACAACGTTGTAAAAAATCGCCTTCGTGTTCGCCTTTCGACGGCTCGATAAATTCATTTTTAAACGCAACAAAATCTTTTTTAATTGCTGGCGCATCTACTAAAGCAATGTAATCAACCATTGCCTCATCTTGTAAATTATCGCTTATTTTTAACTCGTAAATTGGTAATGTCATATTTTTTAATTTATACGTGATGCTCTATTTAATCTATTTATTCTTTCTTGGTTTCCGCTAACATCAGATTCTACAACATAGGCGCGAGCCGTTGCCGATGCTAACTGATTTATTTGCCCGCCGTTAATCATTTGAGTATTTAATTGTGGGGGCAATGGTGGGGTAACTGTGGGAATTGACGGAGTGTTAACACCGCCACCACCACCACCGCCACCGTCTTTTGTTGGTACTTTAGTTCCAATAATTGCCTTTACAGATTTAATACCTGTTGCAATAATTGTAGCAACGTTTATTACTTTTGATATTGTACCAATTGGCTCTGGTAAAACTGATTTCGCTCGTAACACTTCCGACGCACCGATATAAGTATTTATTAACGCTTGCGCAACTCCTAACGCTTTCCCTGTTGCGGTTTGCTTACCTACTAAATCTGATAATTGTCCTAATGAATCTCCTATTGCCTTTGCCGAATCAATCTTTGTTTTACGCTCAAGTTCATCTTGTTTAATTCTGTTTTCACTTTCGGTTTTTTGAATATCCGAAATCTTACTTTCGTTTAGTTTTTTATTAGCTTCAGCCCTCTTGTCAAAAAGTTCTTGGTCTATTTGTTTATCATTTAAAGCCTTATAATTTGCGTCAATATCAGCTTGGTATCTTAAAGCCTCGTTTTCTCTTGCTCTATCCGTTTCACTTTTTATTTTACTTATTCTTAAATCATTTAAAATCTTAAATGTTTCTTCTTCAAAAGAAATTTCTTTATCGCGTTTTTCAAGTGCAACAGCGTCCTCTTTATCTGTTATTACTTTAGCGTCAGCAATTCTTTTAGCGTTTAAAGCATTTAAATTTAATTGGTATTCTTTTTGAACTTCAATTAATAAATTACTTTTTTGTTCTTCGCTTAATTTACTTGCGTTTATTCGTTTAATATTGTTAGTAAAATCTAACGTCAATAACGCTTCCGCCTTGTCATTTTCGTTCTTTATTGCATCAGTAAAATTTTTATCCTGTAAAGTCCTTAACTCGTTTGCATAATCTTCATTTAATTTTTTTAAATCTTCTTGCGCTTTTTTTGTGTCCTCTCTTATCCTATCATTTCTTTCTTGCGCTTTTTGAACTGCGTTATTATTTGCCGTAGTTGTTTCGGTTGCTATTTCTACATTGTGCTTTCTTACTAATTCCTCTCTATCAATATGAGATTTATTAAGATTTGCCGTTACATCATTTGCATATTTTAAACTTTCGCCAACGGTTTCTTTTTGCTTTTTTATTACTTCATCACTCGCCCCAGATTGTTTAAGTGAAGCCAAAGCATTTTTATTTTTTTCAAGCGTATTTATAGCTGTTTCTCTGGATGCTCTTTCGGTTGCTATTTTTTCATCAATCAATTTTAATTCGAGCGCACGAATAGAAGCCGTTGTTGCCCCGTTTGCTTTTGCCATTGCAAGTTGATAGCTTTGCGCTCTATTTAATTCATCCGCTGCTTTTGCTGTTGCTTTCTTTTGTTCTTCTAATGCCTTTGCATTTGCTTTCACCGCTTGTTCATTTAATTTAGCAGCTCTGGCGTTACTCATAAAATATGAAGTAAGCGCAACAACTCCAGCAATTAAAAGAGTTATAGCCGTTATTAAAACCCCAATAGGATTGGCAGACATTACCAAATTAAAAATTCTTTGCGCTTCTGTAACTGTTTTTTGTACAACAGAAAAACCCATTAATTTAGTACCTAAAGTTTTAAAAGCATCTCCAGAAGCTAAAACGCTATCAATACCTTGGCTCAATGCCATTGCACTATTAACCTTTAAAAGCATTTGCTCAACGTCTTTGCTTTCGCTACCCATTAAACCCATTGCACCTTGAACGGCACTAAATCCACCCGCAACACCTTGTAACGCTTGACCAAATGCTTTAAATTTTTGGTCGGGGCTAAATGCGTCAGCCATTTGTTTAGCGTCGCCGATACTATCTTTTAACTTACCTACTTTTTTTGCAGCCGCTACCGCTTCGTCGGACGTATCGCCAAACTTTTCGCGCATCGCAATAAGTTCCGCCGTAGCCTCTTTTAATTGCGATTTAATCGAGCCTACCGATTTGGTGGCTTCGCTACCGTCCACCGTTATTTTAACTCCTACTTCAGTTGTTGTTGCCATTAATATATTTTTATTTCAAAACTTGTATTACCTAATAACTCGTCTGTTAAAACCCCATCCAATAAAGTAAATAAATCTAATCTTGTTGAAGTACCATATTGCATATTAAAAACAAAATCGCCATTCTTATTTTGATTGTTGCCTATTGTAATAAACATTGTTGAAGTTGTCCAAAGTGGTATGTTTGAATCAATACGATAAACTCCTGTATTTGTTCTACTTGTTGTTAGCGTTGCGCCTGTTGTATTTTCAAATATTAGAATTGTTGGCGAACTCGTGCCTACTTGCGATATATTTCCTTTTATAACTTTATTAGTAACTCCAACCCAACCGCTCGCGTTGTTGTATTGTAACGTCGTTCCCGTCGTTCCTGTGATATCTAACCATTGCCCTTGAAACTCGTTAAAATATTTTATTATCATTTTAGTATGTTGTATAAATTACTCTTAATAATTGAACTTCACAAAGTTCATTTTCGCTATAATCAACGATTTTGTAAAGGCGATATAAAACGCCATCTATCCAAATGAATCGCGTAAAATCGAGCGTATTAATATCGCGCTCGGTTAACTTCATTTTGCACGTTACTAACCTCGAATCCTTATCCGTTATTTCTGCGAAGTAAGGCGAATAATATGTGTTGTAAAGATTGTTTGAAAGTAACCCAGATGCAAGCGTAAAATTTATTTCTTTGGGAACGCCAAAGTTCAAATCGCTACCCGCACTAAATGGATTATCTAAATGCCCCGCATAACCATAAGCCGTTGTTGATGTTAATACCGAATAATCACTATTATAAATATTCCAACTTGTTCGCCCTGTTATTTTTTTAGATTGCATAATACGAATATTATGTTCAATCATTTCCTCCGTTCCATTATTCAATTTATAAATGGCGGGGAAAATCTTATCGTTATCGCTATATCCAACCAAAGGAGTTGCACTAAAAATTACTTCCGTTGTACTTGTATCTTTTGCAAATTCTAATTGGTTGTCGTATCTATAATCTCCGTAACCTTCAACATATTTTTTTCTGTATTGCTCGTTAAAATAATCCGCGTCCTGTTTAAATTTTATATCATAATATCGAGCGTTAATCTCGCTCATTGGTTTAATTTTTATAACTTGGCTTCTATCAACTTTATTGCTCCAATCTTGATAGGTTGTGCGGTTGGTATTGTAAAAATCAACATAAGGCTCAATAACTAATTTCTTATCGCTAAACTTGTCTTCAGTTACCATTAAATTGAACATCTTTAAAATAGACGCAAAGAAATCTTTTTGTAAAACGTTTTGTGGTAATGAGCCGTTAACCAATAAAAAATCGTCATATTGTGCGCTAACTAATATCGGGTTATCGGTTAATATATTAACGTTGCTATTATTTAAAACAACATCTAAATCAGCGCCGTTTGTATCGTAAATCCTTAAAAGCATATACCAACTATCGCCAGTATTAAATGTAACAGGTATGCGGGGAAACCTTAAAGAAAATCTATAACTCGGCTCAATAGATAATCCAATAGTTGTAGCGAATCCACCAAATCTTTTGTTTGTATCTCTAAAAGCTAAAACGTTATTTTTATAAATTTCAAGCGTTGCATAAGCATAGCATAAAGGCAAACTTGCAACCTGATTTCTTACTTTATAAGTACCGCTTAAATTAACATTAAACACACCACTAAACGCTTGAGCGGGTGTATAAGTAAATGTTTGATTCGCTGAATTTGTAAACAAATCATTTACAATATTTGAGTGGTTTAAATATTGATATGTTGTTAATGTCAAAGCGTTTGGCGTAACACTACTTTCAAATATTTGCTCTCGGTTATATTTAAGCCTTACTTGGTTGTTTGGTATTATTAAACGCTTAAAAAAGTTAGTATTAAAAAAATTAGATTCCCAAGTATAACCCGCTTGAGTTATTATTTTATTGATGTATTCTTTTACAAAAAATGCAGGTCTAAACGCTGTAAAGAAAAATGATTTTTTGAAAAAGTTTGTATCGAGCGCGGGCGATGTATTGCCGTAGTCAATTAAAGGATAATAATAACCGCTACCATTACCTGCATTATCCCAGCTATTTACAATATTTGTATAATTGTAAGTGTGATTATATTCGCTAAAATCCAAATCCGTTAATTTATTAGCGCCTAACTTTGAAAAGAAACCGCCCAACTCTCCAAACAAAGCAATTTCATATTCTACAAATTCGCCATCAACAATTATTTCTAACAACCTCATAACGCCCTTAATAACTTGCATCCCGTTTACTTCAATTCGTGCCTTTGCTGATTTACTCGCGTTAAAATTATATCCAAAATTTGGCGCACTATCAACCGTATAATTTGAATTACCAAACTCAAATATATTGCCGAGCAAACGATTATTTTTAGAAGTACCTGGCAACAAAATTGTTTTAGTAAAGTTTGTCGTTTTACTATCTAAATTATTAAGGTCGTCAATAGAGTAGTTAATCATTTGCGAAAAACCAGCGTTAATATCCAACTCATTATCTTCAATAAAAATCCTTGTCATCGTTTAAAATTGTAGCGTGTTTGATTTAATTCAATGTCAATTTCCAACGCTCTTAACCTGTTGTTTGTATAAGTTGAATATTCGTAATTATTAGATTTAATAGTAACAGGGTAATAATTTCCGTCTATTTCCGCGTATATCTGTGGGCTAACTATTAATTCTGCAAGCCATTGGTATTCTGCGTCGCTTGGGTAATTCATTGTTAGCTTATACGAATGATTTGATTTACTGCCGTAGTTTATTTTACTTTCGTTGTAAACGTTATTAGCGTCGTAATAATCAACTGTTGTATTATTTAAGGTGTAATTCCTTTGTTCAAATGTTTTGCGCTCTACGTCCATTGTAAGGCGCGACGCTAAATCAAAACGAGCCGTGTCGAACATTCCAAAGGCGTTAATAAAATAAAGATTTATAGGCGTGTAATTAGGGTTGCAATCTATATCAACGCGAATGACTGAACTTTTAATTGTACCTCCTGTATTTTGCATATTTACTAAATAATACGCAACCTGTGATGTAATAGCATTAAATGAATAATTTGAAAAAGAAACTCTATTAATAGCTTCTACGCCAATATCCATTTGATTATATTTTTTTGGAAAAGACGCAGGGTAATTAAAGTTAGTTAATAGAACGTTACTTGAATTGTAAGGCATTACACTAATAAAATTAAGAGTTGAGCTAAATGAAGGAATTAATATTTTATCAGTTGTTTTTGCTTTAATAAATAAGGGTCTATTTGAAAGCCAATTATTTAATTTTTGCCCGATGTTAATTTGACGACGTTTAAACAAAGGCGCTGAATAATTATAAGTAGTAACGTTCCCAGATACTAAATTTAAATACGTTGTTCCGCTGTAATCTTCGCCAACTCTTAATTGGTAAATCTTTTCGTTTAAAGTATCGCTTTGAGTTAGCCAAGTCGCTTCGCTTTCGATTGTGCTTTTAGGCACAAACCAAGCGTAAGTTATTTCATTCGATACTACCGGCATAGCGTCAAAGTAACCACGACCATTTGACGGCTCAGGAAAAACTTTTGTGCGAACTAATTGCACGCCGTTTACATACACATCAAAAACATATTTGAAATCTACTTGCCCCGAATTACTCGAATAAGCAATACTCCAAAGATTATCTTGAGCGGACGGATATCCCGAAGGGTTTATTAATGTTATACTCATTTAAAAATATTAATTGTTATTGTTTTGCCTATCGCCTCGCCTAATTCCTTTTCAAATCCTACTAAAGTTTTCGTTAATACGGGGTCAATAAAATTGCGTGCTTTAATACCGTATTTTTTAATGTTGTAAATTGTTGTGTTTACTCGTTCATCCATTTCGCTAATCTTTTTAAATTTGCGCTCCGTTCCAATAGCCCCATACTTTTTAACGTCTTTAGTTCTAACCTTTGCCTTTGCGCTACTTAACCACCTTTTAATTGATTCGCGTCCGTCCGCACTCATACCAAAGTTCTTAAATTGATATGGACTGTTTGGTGCATTTCTACTACTTCTAACACCTTTAACCCCTTCATCTACAAATTTTGCATAATAAGCATAACTTATATTTAAACTTACTATATCCCCATTTTCTACAACTTCAAGACCAACATCTTCAATATTACCAGATGCGGTAATATTTTTTTGATTTAAAACATTTACCCACTCGTCTTTAAATATTTCTCCACGTGCAATTAATAAAGCGTTTATATCCTTTGCTACTTCAGCAAAATTAAAACTACCAGAATTACCAACAAAA